GATCTGTTACTTGATTGGCGCGATGACTATGAATCGGAGCACGACTCTAGAATTATGGATCGGGTAGTCAATGCTCATAAATTTGCTCTTGTAAATGAAGAGAATTCACGTATTGTTGATACATTTACTACTTGACATACATATATTTGTACAAAAACAAATTAAAATAATTTATTCACATGATAGGTACTGTAGTTGGTTTAGCAACAACATCAATTAGTATGCAAATTGGTGCAGAAGTAACTTCTTTTGGATTTGATAATTGTGAGCACCATCTTGAATTACTTGATCAAGCAATTCAACATTATAGTGCTCACTATGAAAATGAAGTTGCTAATCTGAATCTTCAATTTAACAGAGCATTTCATGATAAAATGCACGACTATTACCAACTTAAAGGACAAATAGAGGAGTTAACCACTCAGGTTTCTCTTTTAAATGGTCAAATAGATATGAAAGACCGACATATTGAATCTATGAATCAAGTTATGTCTGAAAAAGATATTCAAATTCAAAGTATGTTGGAAAGTCTTTCTTTAGTTGGAATTTCTACAGTTGGAATTGGTACAACATGAGTTATTGTCCAAAATTAAACGACTATGTGAAGTGGGTAAAAGATGTCGAAGGATGGGTATATTATCTTGATAAAGATGGGGAATATATTACCATAGAATCGATGGTTAGACCAAAAGATGATGTCAATTATTCTCATTGCTCTCTTCACAGAAATGAAAGACTACTCATCATCTGCTATAGAAATCAGTGGAAAGAATTAGAATTTATAAAATCAAGAAAAACCATTTACGAAAATGACCGAAAGAGCGCAGAATTTAATGAATTCCATTTGGAATGCACGTCATGAACAGGGTGCAGATACAGAAGAAAAACTCACATCTGCGATCTTAGATCTTACACTGCAATTAGTTCCCCAATATAATCTCAATAATGAAATGGTTGTCATTAAAAAAGATGATATTATTGAACTTATTGAAGAATTGAGTCAAATTGGGACAGTTCAGGAAGTGTCACAAGGTAGTGCTGCCTGATCCCCTTCCCCCATGTATACTATTGAAGTAATCGCTGGAACACTCCCCATGCACTACAATGATGCTCGTCAGGTCAAATGGGACCTTGTTGATTACTTACTTTGCAATTATACAGAATCTTCTCTTTTTTATGAAGATTATGATGAAGAAAAAAGGGAATATGCTCAGCACCTGATTCGACGCATTGCCGCTAATCTGAATGTTAAGGATCACATTTACCTATGAAAACCACTTAAAGAGGGTACACGACCCTCTTTTTTTATGGGAACCATAAATATTTCAAAAACATACAATGAAAACCTTCTTTCAGTTTCTGGAACAGGCATCTCCATATCAACCATTCAAAGCACCAAAACCCATTATCCCATCACCTCCTCCACCAGGATTTAGAGAGAAGTATATTGATCCATTAAAGAAGAAAACACAAACACAAGAAAGTGTTCAAAGAAAGAAATACGAAGAGACGAGACGTGAGGACGATTTATATCAAACGGTCCAACAAAAACTCACGAACCCCAGACTCAGAAAACTCAGAAGATTCTTGAACCGTGAACAAGGACGTTATACTGTTTAACCATAAAACCAGTAATAACCCTTCCAACCAAACTTACCAGGATTGCGTAGACTTTTAACAATTCCTGTAGTACTTACTCCAGGGCAAATAGATCGTACAGCATCTGCAATTGATTCATGACGGGGACCAATTAACCCCGTTTTTTTATTGACACCAAATATTGATTTCTTTTTAGATTTCTCTTCTAATAGTTGCCACTTATGTCCGTATGCTGTTCTATTTGTTCTTGCTGCAAGTAGAATGTTACTGTTTTTATTTGCATCACCTGTAAGAGATAGTGCTGCCATACGTGCATTTTCATAGTCAGTACATAATCCAGTTTCTAAGTTCTTACCTCTTATTTTGAGTCCACAATGTTTACCATTACCTCTGTTCTTTTCTGTAAGAGATCCCCATGGATCTGATTTTTCTTTTATAGGTGATTTTATAATAGGCAGAGGTTGTGGTTTAGGTGGGGGTATAATCTTATCTTTATTGATTGTATTGTATCCGTTCTCATGCGTATTGTAGTGTTCTATCCAATATTCTTTTCTTTCATTCAATAAACTTTCATCACATTCATCTATCTCCTGAATACCGAATCTATGATTACCGTACTTACGCATAGCACGATGTAATGGTTTATTACTCATTTGCAATGATTCTTTGATGTGTTGTTGCCATATCTTATTCATTGCTAGGTTTGTTTGTCCTATGTACTTGTGTCCATTTTCTTTGTTTGAGATGAGATAGATGATTCCTCTGCTCATTTTATATAATAGATAACAGTGTTTATTTATTGTACATAACGATTAAAATATGCTAGATAACACCGTATTTTATAAAGATGTTATCGTATGATACAAATAGTTAATGTTAGATTAAATATATGTGTGTATTTTATAACATTCTCAATTATTTTTTATTATTGAGAATCAATAAGGTATGATATTGATAATATTTCTTAAATTCTTATAAATGTTCGATTCTTATAATTAGATTCTTATAAATGTCTGATTCTTATAATTAGATTCTTATAATACCTTATAAATGTCTGATTCTTATGCAAGTTTGGCGAGCGTATCATAAGACGCGCAGTTTGTCAAGCCCCAGGACACTAAAAAAACTGGCACAAGACTCATAAATGTTATAAATACGTAACATTTCATAACATAAGACATATATAGTCTTATGAGAATCTCGACGAGATATTGCATTGCGTCGAGGTTTATGCTATAATAACCCAAGTTACACACAATCTCGACGAGGATTATGTACGACGATTACGATCTCGAATATACATTCAGCAACGATTATAATCTCGAAGAGGATGCATACGCCGAAATAGGCACATTAGATCTCGACGAGGATTATGCACGAGATGGGCAAGATTATCAAGATCTTGCATATCGCCATTATGCATGATAGAATCTAGTACACGACGCATCAGATTCTTATGTTAGTACAAAAGCGTAGGGTAACTGTTACTTTAGATTTAGAGTGCTATGAAGATCTAGACCTAGAAAATCTGGATTGGTGTGAAGCACTCAAATTAGAAGGTGACGAGTGTGTATGCGTAGAAATTAAAGAACAAAAGGATCTTTTTGATTATTAATTCTTATGAAGTTTTATGTTGATGAGGAGTGGGTGTATTATACCAAAACAGTCACTCGAAATGATGAAGAAGTAACATGTCTTCATAAAGCAAGATTGGATTCTTATGGATTCTTTAACACAAAAAGTGGAATTCCTATTTTTGATTTAAATAATGAAGCAAAAAATATGAATGATTATAATAATCTAAAACGTCTTGAGGATCTGTTACTACCTAAAGTGGACATTAACTTATTCTGATATGACACTTTTTGAACTGGCACACTGTGGTATTGCGGATCTGAAAGGTCCCGTGCTACATTGAACGAGTTCAACACCTGGACCACACCATGGGAACCCGCTCACGCATCGGCATCGAACTTCCTGATCACACGGTGGTAAGTGCTTACTGCCATTGGGATGGTTATCCTGAGGGCAATGGAAAAACTTTGGTTCAACACTATTTGAACCGTGAAGATGTAGAAGAACTCATTGACGGTGGTAGTATGAGTTCACTGCGTACTCGTGGCACCTGGGATCATTCTTGTCCTCTTCGTGATGAGAATGGAGAATACATCTGTGATGCTGCAGGTTATCTAAAGTATGATAATGATCGTGAACCTCAACCACTCTACCATTCGGAACGTGGTGATGGTGAAGATCCTACTCATACTAGTTTCGATGAGTTTGTTTCTGGCAATTCTTGCGAAGAGTATGCTTATCTGTACAATCTCGACGATAATTGGAAGTGCTATAAGATCAACTATAAGGCACCTGTGGAACTCGTAGAGATTCCTAACTATGTGACGGCATAAGAACTGTCACAAGGGTCTTGACAGGGCGTTGAGACCCATCCTATGCTGGTTTAGCAATCTGGCGAATGCAATCGACTCATAATCGATGTGAGGTGGGTTCGATCCCCACAACCAGCACTTGACGACCCTGGCACTCCGTGTTATGATCGTCTCATCACCAGGGGCGGTGGTGGAATTGGTAGACACCCCAGACTTAAAATCTGTTGAGCGTTATGCTCGTGCGGGTTCAAGTCCCGCTCGCCCTATTGGCACAATCCAGTGCCAATTGTCCACTAACATAAAGGAACAATGACTCGTCAATTTAATGTGAACTCTTCCGCGATCTCCAACATGAGCATCAACGAAGATCTGGTGAACATCACTTACACTTCGGGTGATAAGGAGTACACCTATCGCACTCAAGATCCTAGCAACTTTGTTGCTTCTCTGGAGCAAGTGATTTCTGATCCTGAGGGTTCGGTTGGTCGTTTTGTCAACAAGGCAATTCGTTCCGACAAGACCCTTGTGGAGGTCTGACAACTGGCACAGGGGGGCGGCAACGCCCCCTTTTTTGGTTTTACAATTCCCTTGTTCATAACCACACCAATCATGGACTTCGACACCGATCTTTGGTCTGAAATTGCAGATGCTCCTGGTGAGATCTTCGACATCCCTGAGATGAGGGATGAAGAGGATGAGAATGAGCAAACCTGGAATGAGTTTGTCAACAGCAATGTGACACTCTGAGCACTGGCACATCGGGTGCCTCTGGCACCCTCAATCCGTTCTACATTACCTTTGTTCCTGAGACACCAACCCCATGGCAGACGCACTCTCCAAGCGAGTCTATCGCCAACTCTTCACCGAAACTGAGTGGGATGCAATCTTCGATGCAATCTGTGAGTTTCAAGATCACGGAGAAGATGAACACCTGATCTCTCACACTATTCAAATGAAAATTCGTGAACTGTTCGAGGAGTGACGATCTGACAACTGGCACACAGGGGGGGTTGACTTTCCCCCCATCCCCTGCAATACTGACATTGTTCAAGAGGATTCCATGACCTACCAACAACTCCTCCAGATGATTCAGACTCTCGACAAGAATCAACTCGACAGAGAGGTTCTCGTCTATGATTCTTCTACTGATGGTTGGTATGATGACGGAACTCAACTCAAAGTAACGAGTTCTGCAGTTCCTGGACTTGTTGATTCTAATTTCCCTTATCTTCGTGTTTGATTATGACTAAGCAACTTCTGATCTCTCAACTTCGCAAAGGTAAAAATGGCAACAGCATCCTGGAGATTCTCGATGTACTGTGCGCTGGGATGGGCACTGACGATTCTCGTCAAGATAATGTTCCAACTCTAGACGAGATCGAATTCTAAAACTCGACGAGGTGTGCCACATCATCTAGTGGCACACTCATTCTCGACGAGACCTGCATCATCAACTAGATTGCACACATCGAGATCGAGATTCATCATGCAAACCGCATCAGTCACACCCATCTCGAAGAAAGCAAAGAACCGCTTTGCCAACCTTATGGGTGGAAATGAGATCTGCATCATTGAACAGAACAAAGATCATAAGGTCTTTCTCACTTCAATGAACGGCAAAAACCACTTCTGGGCAATGCTTGACAATGATCCAGACTGGGTGGTAGAATTATGAAACAGGGAGGAAGGGGTTTGCCTCCCGCTTGTTGATTAAAGTTACCCTGCGCGAATCAACAGATAATTATAGCACATAGGGGTCAAGGTGAAACTGGGGGGATGGAGTGGTGTCCATCCCCTTTTTCTTATTCTCAATAAGCAAGGTCTTATTGAGAATGATTATTTCAAGGCAGGGGGAGTGGCGATGTATTGTCGTCTACAGGGATACCCCTCCCCTCATCTGATTGTCCCTATAAGATACTGCCAGACGGGACAAAAAACGCTAGGTCTGTGCCAGTTCAGAAGGTGGCACAAAGGTGGTTGTGGTGCTCGGTTCTGGTGGGGCATCATTCCGTCAACGGCGCACCACTGACGCCGATTCACCACACCCCAAAGATGAACAACACCACCATTCAAGTTGTTATCAACGGCAACCAAGTTCAGGGTCAAATTGATGAGATCGCCAAGATCTTGGGCATGGTTTCTAACACCATGCAGCAACCAGTTTCTTCTACATTAGATGAAGAACTGCTGCCATTCAATAAGTTCGCCATCAAAGAACTTTCTCCCCATTTGGGTGAAGAATTGGCAACTCAAGTTGTTAACAAACTGGAAACTTGCGCTAAGTCTTTCTATCCTGACTTCCGCAATTTCATCGGAATGTATCATAAAGTTGGCAGCATTGAGCAACGCCAACTCCTTAAGACTCTCAGTGCAATCTATCGCTTTAAGTTCGGTCGTTATATGAACGAATCCGCGAAGTATTCTCTGAAGAGTGAGATCAAATACGCCACAATTTGCCCCCATTGTGGTGCAATCGCCAACGCTTTTGTGATGCGTTTGACTAAAGAAGGTCTCTGGTGACAGTTTGTTAAGTTGCACAGTGGGCAGGGTTAAAGGTCGATCCTGCCCCCTATACTGATCTCAGTTCACACCACACCACCATGCTGAACTTCACCAAGGGCAACGCCAAACTCGGCAAGCAAACCCTAATCTTTAACCTGCCAGCAGGTAAAACCTGCCCAGGTGCATTGTTTTGCAAGTCTTTTGCTGTTGTTGATGCTAACGGCAAGCGTAGCATTCAAGACGGCGAGCATACCCAATTCCGCTGCTTCGCTGCATCTTCTGAGGTGCAATATGATGCGGCGTTTGAGAATCGCGCCAACAATCTTCGCTTGATTGTTGATGCTCTGCAGAATGGAACTGCTGCAGATCTTATCAACAACGGCATTCAAACTAACCGCACAAGGAACACTAAACTGGTGCGGATTCACGAGTCTGGTGATTTCTTTTCAGGTGCATATTTGGATGCCTGGATTGAAGTAGCACAGCGCAATCCTGATCTTAAGTTCTACTGCTACTCTAAGAGTTTGCAACTCTTTCTGAACTTTAAGATGCCTGAGAACTTCTACATGACGGCATCATATGGTGGCAAGTGGGATCACCTAATTGATGCAGGATTGTTTAAGCGTTATGCTAAGGTTTTCATGACCGAAGGTGATGCAAACGCTGCAGGTTTAGAAGTTGATCACGATGATTCTCACTGTTTTAGTGACAAACCGTTTGCGCTGTTAGTGCATGGAACTCAACCTAAGGGTTCTATTTGGGGTAAGGCAATTCGCCTCCGTCGTTCACAACAACAGTTCAGCGGTTACAGTAAGAAACTGCCTGTGACGGTCTAAGCACTGTCCACTAGGGGGGCATCCTGCCCCCCATACCTGCCGCCGATGCTGTAGAATTAACGAGTCAACCACAGAGGCACCCATGCCCACTGCCACCGACCTTTCGATCAGCGCCGCAGTCGATAGCAGCGCCATTGCTCACCTTGAGATCATCTCAAACGGCAACGGAACTTATGATCTGTTGGTAACATTTAACAGCGGTGATAAAGTTTATCGCTACGCTTGGGAAGATGAAGGAGAGTGTGAGCGTTGGTTTGCACTTCTCTCCGACGATGAAGACAAAGCGGCAACATCTTGGGGTCGTTTGTTTCACCGAGCACTGAAGCACGGTGACATTGAACAGATCGACATCTGATCCTAAAGTATAATTCGGGGGGGCACAATCCGCCCCCTTTCTTTATACTTTTTTTCTAAAAAAAAGTTGGCAGGGGGCGTGGCGACCTTTTTCATCTACAGTGCTACCCCGCACCTCATCTGATTGTCCCCGTATTATAAGC